TAGTTGTTAAATTGGTAGTAGTTGCCATTTCTTTTTGTTACTTTTTTGTTGTTAGTTTTGGTTCAACACACGCTCCACGTAGGTCATGCGTGAGAAATCTTTTGGTTGCTTTTCTTTTTCCTTTTTCAGTTCAACAGCGGTCTTATCCTTTACCGATGCAGTGGCCGCTTGCTTTCCAAGTTCCACCACTTTCTTTTCAGCGTCAACCGCTTTCTTTTCGGCTGCTGAAAGTTTGGTGGTCAATTCGGCAATCTTTTCGTTGGCTGTTGAAAGTTCGGTGGCTTGCGCTGAATTCTGTCCTTCCAAAACGCTTACACGTTCGGCCAACTTTTCAAACGCTGCGAGAACGTCACTTGACATTTCTTCTGCCTTCGGTGTGATGGATTCGATCTTGCCGTCTTTCACAACGACAATGCTGCCATCTTCCATTGCGATTTCTCCATCAGGAACTGCCTGTGGCGCATCTTCGATCATCACGTACACTTCCGCGCCAACTTCGAACGCTGTGGGTGTACCGATCTCAGAGCCGTCAGCCGCTTTTGCCGTGGCTGCGAGTTCCACTTTTTTGGGTTCTTCAACGCTCAACTGGACTTTCCATTTGTCGAGAACTTCTTGAATTTTTGCTTTGATACTCATGTGTTCTTTTTTCTTAAAACTTAGCTGCCGTATATTTGTGAAGGCGTATAAAAAAACATTGATAAAAGTTTGGAGAAGATCAAAATAGAACTGAGCGAAAAGCAACAGCAGGCGATGCAACTACTTCATTGGTCAAGCCATCAGACAATGGTGTTGTTTGGGGGCGCTGCTGGAGGTGGCAAATCTTTTCTTGGGTGTTATTGGCAGCTTGCCCGGAGGCTTAAATACCCAAAGACAACAGGTATTATATTCCGTGAAGAATTGAAACAACTTCGCCTCACTACAATGGTCACTTTTTGGGAGGTTCTTGACTTGTGTAAGTTAAAGGAAGGCAGGGACTACACATACAACGGGCAAGACCATGTGATTGATTTTTTCAATGGCAGCAACATCATATTTCACCCGCTTGATTATAGACCAAGAGACCCGAACTATAACTATCTAGGTTCATTGGAAGGGGCTGACGCATTCATTGACGAGGCTCAACTTTGCACGGCAAAAGCAGTAAACACGGCGTTCGTTCGATTAAGAAAAAACCTTATCGGTGTTTACCCGAAAAGTGATTTTAATGAGAAACCGAACGATTTTACAAACCGCAATAAACCTAAACTTTTGATGACATGCAACCCTTCCGTTGGTTTTTTGAAGAACGATTATTACAGCCCTTGGAAAAACAACGAATTGCCGTACAACAAAGCGTTTATCCCTTCTTTGTTGGGTGACAACACAAAGATGAAAGACCGCGACGTGTACGAAGAAACCCTCAAATCACTTAGCGAACGTGACTATAAGCGTTTGGCACTTGGTGACTGGGACTACGACGATTCGCCCGACCTACTATTCGACACCCAGTCAATGCTTCAGATGTTCACAAAGGACGTTGAGGCAAGTGGTGATGGCTACATAACGTGCGATCCCGCTGCAATGGGCAACGATAGGACGGTGATTTGTCTTTGGAAGGGGTTACACCTCATGCGATTCTACGAATACAACCACAAGTACCCGCACGAAGTCGCTGATATCATTCGAGTGCTCGCAACTGAAAACGGGGTTCGGTTAAACAACGTGATCGTTGACGCTGATGGGCTTGGTATTGGTGTGGCGGGATTGCTCCGGTGCAAGGAGTTCAACAACGGATCGAGCGCAAAGGATTCGGTGCATTATTCGAACCTTAAATCCGAGTGCTATTTCAAACTGGCGTCGATGGTCCGTGACAACAAAGTATTCATCCACGACAACTCAAAGCGTGACGAACTAATAAAGGAACTTGACCTTGTGCGTGATCGTACCAAAGAGGACAAGAAACGCGCCGTGAGTTCGAAGGATGAAATCAAATCGAAGTTAAATCGATCTCCCGACTACGCTGATGCGGTAATGATGCGAATGTTCTTTGAGGTCAATAAGTCCACGGGGAAGTATTGGTATGTTTGACAAAAAAAAAGCCCCCGACGTTTCGGAGGCCATTTTTCGTTCTGAATGCAAAAACTAAAATCATTTCACTTCGGTGCAAAGATAAACAAAAAAGGTCAACCTCGTTTGGCCGACCTTCTTTTCTTACACTATGCGTAAACTAAACCTTACTAACCGAGGTCAAAGATACGCAAAGTACGCTCTCCTGTCAAGCAGTTGATGTACATTTCGTTTTCAACCTTCTTACCATCAAGCGGTTTGTATTCGATTGCCATGCCAATGGCTGCGCGTGACGTGCCCGACTTGAACGTGATAACAAGTTCATCTACCCCGTTGTGGATTTCGGTTCGTTGAACGTCACCAAATAGCACGCGAACGGGTTTCACATCCTCATTTTCGAACGCGATGTCGAGGCACTTGCCGTAGTTACCCATACCTGAATAGTTCGGTGCGGGATAGTCCGCGTTTGTCGAGGTGTCGTAGGCTCGGATTCGGTAAACGAAGTCAGGCGTTGACGTAGCGTAATGCGGAATAAGCGAATGGAAGTTGAAAGTGGATTCATCGCGTCCGTTGAAGTACGCATTTGGCCAATACATACCCTCTCCCATTGGCTCCAAATCGGTCGACACGTTCAATAGGTGCGTGGCTTCGTTTGGTCGGGTCAACGTAAATTCATGCGAGGTGTAGTCAGCAAGTAGTTGCCCTGAGAATCCCATTGCTTCGATTTGATCCTTGGTAAAGACCTTGGACGTGTTTACGAACGAATCCTTGAATGTCTCGGTTACGTTGGTGCCGCTGACTTGACGCATCACAAAGCGGTGGCGTTCACGAACACGAAGCGTAACGACCTGCGCGGGCTGCCCTGTGCGATCCACATTGGTGTACGGGCTGTCGTATTCGCGGCGCATCACTCCGTTTTCGATGATGATATCGCCGCCATCAAATCGTACTTCTTGGCCGGCAAGCGGACCGACTTCGATCACTTTTACGCTGCCTTCTTTTCTGAGGTGGTTGTCGGAAACAACGCGGTAATTCCACGCCGAAATTTGCTCCGACAAAAAGTTCAAAGCCATCATTTTGATTGGCCGCGTGGGGATGGTCACTTGTGGCATGAGCGTGCGTTCGACGAGTGTTTTTTCACGGCGTCGTGTCGTGGGGTTGGTTCGGTATTCGTAGAACTCGGTCAGCACTGGGTCAATGCGTTTCGATTCTACAAAGATGCCATCGTGCTGTTCAAACGATAGCGGCAGTCCTAAGCGGACAAGGGTGTTAATGGTTGCCATTATTATTGTGGTTTATGATTTGCTCGATTTCTGCAATGATACGGCTCTCCCGTGACAACTCCGCATCTTTTTCTGAGAACTTTCCCTCGATGCTGAACCCTGTTACTTCGCCCTTTTTCACGCGCTCCCATGCGTCGGCATTGTCAACCTTCGATCCTACGAACCATGTGCCTTCGGGGTAGTCCATCCCAAGTTGAACCGATTTGTCGCTTGGCCCTTCTTTGATCCAAGATTCGACAACTGTCAACCCATCGATGCTAAATTGGTGCTCGTAAGTGTGTTGTTGTTGGCGCATTTGTTTGAAGAACTGCTCTTGTGCCTTGCGAATAGTGGGTTCGGGAAACTCGATAAAATATTCCTCTCCTTTCTCGTCAATGCGAATGATCTCTTTGTTGGGGATGAGAACAGGGCCGTAGATCATTCGGCGTTCTTCGTCAATCTTCAATTTCACATCATGCGCTGACAACGCAACAAATCCCGCTTCAATCGCGGGGTTCTTTACGATAGAAATTGCGTACACTCCGATATCCTCTAGTTCGTTGAGGTCGAAGATTATTTTCTTTTTCTTTTCCATGGTTCAAATATAGTTATCCAAGTCGTGCGAGATTCTTTACTTTTTCATTCGCGTCCTGAGCATTGCTCACGTGTCCCGCAAGTACATACGCCTGCGCGGTTTGTGGCGGCCTGTTGCCCAAGAAATTCGTGTCAATAGGGTTGAACGTAGGCACACCCGACTGAGTGTTGGCGCCGCCACCTATTGATCCTGCGCCCGAAGCACCTCCACCGCCTGACGAACCACCGCCCTCAAATCTTGTTGAACTGATCTTTTTTACCTGCGCCAAACCACTTGCCACGGCAATACCTGCGGCGATGGCTGCGCGAATGGGTGAGGATGGATCGCCGGGAATGATCTGAGACGCATAGGCCGCTGTCGCTGACTGATAGGTATTAATCAACGCCTGTGCGATGTTCAATGCCTTTTGTCGCTTAAACGCTGCCTCCTGTTGCTTCTTTGATTGCCCGCTGAATGCTTCGTTCAAAGCGGCGAGTGCGTTCAATCCATTGGCCGCATTTTGTTTGGCAAACTCGATATTCCGCGCACGCTCGGCCTGACGTTGTGCCTCTGCCTCTGCAACCACTTTACTGAGTTGCGATTGCGTGTTTTGTTCAACGCGAATAAGCCCATCACCCCGTGCTGTTGCAAGTTGAATTTCTGCATCGTTTCGCGCCTTAATGTCGGTCAGTTGTTGATTGGCCGCCTGTTGATCTCGAACCCTCTTTTGCTCCGCTGCGATCTTGTCGGCTTCCGCTTGCGCCTTGGCTGCGTCTGAATTGATTTTATTCACCGACAACTGATGGCCTGCGAGTTGGTTCTCCAATGCCAACAGCTTATCCTTAGCCGCTTGAATGGTGGCATCACCTTCTTTCTTCACAGCCTCAGGATCGAACACTTGGTTTGCAAGCCAGTTCACACCTTCATCCATCATTTGCGTGAGGCCGAAACCTTTTTCAAGTACACCCAAATTCACAAGACTTTGACCGATGCCATCGATTGTGAGTGCCAACATCCGAAGCGGCGCGGTGATGAATTGCAAAATGCCCATCAAAAAACCTTTGTTCCTTTCGGCTGCTTGGATTTGTGACTGCTGTATAGATTCAAGGCCCGCAATTACGATCTTTTGCTCGTCAATGGCCGCTTGTGTTTGGGCCATTTTCAGTTGTAAAATCTCCTTTTCGCTCTTGCCTTGAAGTCGAAGTATGTTTTCCGATTGCCCAATGAGGTCGAGTTGTCGTTGTGCCGCTGCCGCGTTATCCTCTGCAAGCGCAAGGGATTCTCTTTGCGAACTTGACACCCCATCCACAAGCCCTTTGAGTTCTTCAAAGTTGGCAATCACCAAAGCAATGGCCGCACCGATGGCAAAGATCGGGTTCATGAGCAGGGCTTTTCCAAGCTGCGCAAATCCTTTGATAGCCCCACCGAGTTCTTGCGTCATCGCTTTGAGGTCGATGTTCTTCACGCTCGCAGCCATACCACGAGCCGACTGACCAACACCCTCGAAATCGAGATTAATCAAACGGCTCGCAAGGTTTTGAGCGTTGTTGCCCAAACTTTCAAACGCATTACCGGCATTCGCACTGATGGCCTCCGCAGCGTCGTTGATTCGGTCCTTTAGTTCACCCGCTTTGGCTGACAACTCATCGAACTTCGCATCGTTGGGGTCCATGTTGGAAAGTTCCATCTGAATGGCCCGCAGTTCCTTTTTAAGGTTGACCGTAGCGTTATTGACCGCCTCAACTTCAGCAGTAAACTGATCCATGTTTTGGACCGCCCCGTTGGTATCAACCGTTAACTTGACTTGAAAATCTTTAGCCATAACACCTCCATGTGATTAATGCAATGGCGCACACCCATACAGCCATGCACGCCCAATAGGTAAACAGCATCCACGCGGGGATGTGCTTATTGTGCTTTACCTTGAACTCGTCCGTTGGGAATAGCCCACCCTCAACCAATTTGCGGCAACGTGTTATCGTTTGTTTGTCGAACCCTTCTATCATTGTTTGATTTGCGTATAGATTAAAGTAGCTGCGATCTTCATGTTGTTGTACGGATGCCCACCGCCTCCCATGGTTATGGCAAACCTCAACTCATCGGTGTTGGTCGTGTTGTCAATGGTCAGATCGAGCGCGTGCAACCCTCCAAAATCGAATTGTTTATGGATAGTTGACTTCTTGGATTCGCCCGCCACTTTGAACGCGGCAAAAGCAAACTGAGCGATGCGTGTATCAACGACAACACTTGTCGCTGGGTTCCATTGCATAACCGACACACTAAGCACGCAATTCAACACCACGTCATCATCGGTGTTCAAATGCTCATAACCTTCAATCAAAATTGGAATAGCGGAAGTATTGTTCACAAAGTTACCTTCACCCGTGTATTGGATCACCCCGTACTGAGACTGGCCCGCAGGTTTGGAATAGTCGTTATTCATCCACCCGCCTCCAAGATGCAAACCTCCGTGGACCGCCCGTGTGTTTTTACCAAGGACAGCACCGCCGTTTTTATTTCGCTTCAAAAAGAGGCTTTCACCCACCATAAGAGCGTGCGGGTTGCCATCTTCGATTGTGATATTTGAACCCGCGAACATGCCGAACAAAGAATCGGGCGAAACATCGGACCGGTTCGTCATAACAAGCGAATACCTCGCAGCCTGTGAACTTTGATCGAACGCCAAACCCATGTTACCGCCCGTAATTTCAGTCGTTACTCCGTTGGGCCTGTCGGGTCGGCCCGTACCGCCTCCAAACGCATAGCACTTGGACGTTGATGGGTTCCAGTTATAGCCGTAACGCACGCAGCAATCTTCATCACCGAAACTAGGTTCACCATCCAACCCGGTGAACTGAACGATGCCGCCCGTTGTGATGGATGTCGGGGTGAAATCGCAGTCCACTTGGCTATCGATCAACTTAATGAACTCGCATTGGACGCTTTCGTTTTGACCTATCTCATAATTCGAGATAGAAAGTAGCCTCCACCATGAATCAATGATCCAAATTTTGTCGCTAAATCGGAACGAAATAATGTCGTTTATATTCAAGTTCATGAACGCGGTCATGCGACGTGCGCTCGGCGAATATAGTTCGTTCAGATATGGCCTGTAATACTGATTGAATAGGTTGTTGAACGGGTTTGCAACGATCAAATGCAACGGAGTTTCGGGTGCAAAGTTCAAATCTTCATCATCCACATTCGCATCCGCTGTCGAATAGTGGCATGGGCAGTTGATGCCATTCACAAGTTCACCTGCTCCCGTCACTTCGTTGTACAACGCGATCATGTTGGTGGACGCCGATGGGTAAAGATACCGCAGTCCGGGATCGTTGAACTCTCCCGCAGCGTCCACGAACTTCGCAATCACCACGCCCGTTCCGTTGACCGTGTTGCAAGGGGTAGATTGTGCTGTGAGTTGAACCACGTTTGACCCTTGCGCGAAGTCGTTGGGGTGGTCCGTTGGGTCAATCGTAAATCCATCGATCTTGTAGTCGCCATACACCCGCTTCCCTTCCTTATTGAATAGTTCCGAGGCCGCGTCGTTGCCCTTGGTGTAGGTGAAAGTAAGTTGCTTTTGTTGGTAGTCGGTGGTTGGACTGATTACAATGTCTTTTTTAAGATCCAATTTATCGGTCCAATCTTGAACCGCCCCGCTTCCGATGTAATCACCGAAAGGTTGGAACAAAATCTTCGTTGGAATATTTCGGTCAGGCACGGCCACCATGTTGTACTTCTTCAACACGTCAACAATGAAATCGATCTGCCGCACGTTGGGAGCGTTCTTTGAAAAATCAAACGTCAATCCCGCTAGCGCATCCGATGTATTGGTCAATGCCCACCCTGTTCCTGTGGCAAGATCACCACCCGAAAGAAAACTGCCCGCCGCTTGGTTGTAAACCTCCATTATCACTTGCTGACCTTCATCCAGTAGCAGGGTAACTTCGCTTGACTGAAGGTTGCGGGTGATCGTTCCGTTGGTGGGTGACGTTTGCTGTGAGTATAACACGACGTTGGTCACGTTATCCACAAGCCTCATGCGCCTGTAATTCGAGGCAATACCACTCGATGCCGTTGGGTCGTTGGTTGCCCATAAACGAAACGTAAACCACCCCGTGAAAGGTGCAGTATAAACGCCAGTTGTTGCGTTCAAATCACCATTCGCGTCGAGCGTTTCGGTAAGTCCCGTAACGTCAACCGAGGCATTTGCGCCAACGGAAAGGTTTGAGGATAGGTAAGCACTGAACAAGTATTGCGCGGGTGTCGTTGTGGCCTTGTTCCACTTGGAATTTAGCCACGGAACATGAACCGCCTCCATCTTCGGTTGGATGTCGGGCAGTTCATACGTGAACCCCGCAGAACGAATGATCTTGTCAAAGAGCCAATACTCCTGCAGCATCAAAGTCATTTCGCTCGGATAGATCGGACTTTCGGTTGACACGATCGGACGTGTGCCGACTTCGCCCTGTTCGCTTAATTTGTAACCACGATCGCAAAGTGAATAGACCCATTCGCCATTTGTGGCACCATTCACCACGTTGTCAAAGGTCATATCGTGTTCAAGGTCCGAGCAATCAACGTCCGAAAACATGAGGCTGCCAATCGCCCGTGTGAGGTCGGGTGTTTCCGCGTAAAAATTTATCTCAATCTCTGAATAAGTACCTCGGATAAGATAGGCGCGAAGAACCTGCACATGGCCGACACTTACGGGAATGGTGTCAACGGTCAATACCGCCTTAACCTTTTTGTGAAAAGAGAAATCCGTCACCACATTTGCATTGGTCAGTAGCCCGAAGAACTCCAAGTTTCGATCGGTGCCAGGCACTCTGAATACCTGCGAAAAACTGCCGCTTGTTTCGAGTTTCGCGGGTTCGGTAAAGGCAAGGTTCATAGCCACCTTTTCGCTTCCGTAAAGGTCAAGAACCAAGCTATCGCCGTTGTCTAGTGTGCAGGTTAAAAGTACCATTTTAGTTGAATTGTTCTTGTGCTATTTTCACTTTGATGTCAAGTTTGAATAATGGGCCGCTTCCGTACACTTTCTTCACTTGGTAGCCATCGGATTGAACGATCACGGGGATGTGTGAGCCATCATCTTGAACCCAGTGTACTTGTTTGGACAAAAATAGTCCTTTCAAGAATTCACGTTCTCCATCCTGCACCCAATCGGATGAGGCGTTCACGAATTTCTGAACGGCCATGTCGGTGACAATTTCGGATTCGTCAAAGGTGTTGAACGCGAAAGGGGTTCCGCTTGCCACGTCTCCGTAGTTTCCAATCACCCTGTAAGCGATCTTTTTCTCGGTAACATACTCGTCGAAAGAGTTTTGGCAGAAATTAAAATACTCCCAACCACCACGACGACCGACCCAAGCCAAACGGATTTTTGTTTGGTCGCCATAACACATGTTTGCGCGCTGTGCATTGTACATGATGTATGTAACGGAAACTTGTTCGTCGTCATCATTCAAGATTTGGAAATAAATCGCTTTCCAATTTGGATAATCTTGTGGTTTAAGAATACCATCAATCGTTGATGTGTTTAGGTTGGCAGGGTACAGGCCAAGGTGTGAAAATGTCTCCTCATAAGCCATGTCTATCGTAAATGATACGGGCGGTCCTGTGTTCGGTAGGATTGACAACTTCACTTTCTTTGCGTTATCCGCAATAGACGTACCATCGTACTGACGAATTGTAAACACTCCCCAATCGGTTTCGTATGTTGGTATGTAAACCGTGTTGTCAAGGTTCAAGCCATAGGCTGCGTCTAGGTAAAATTGATGTGTTGAGTGTAGGCGATCACTCATAAGATACGATTGATCACCATTTGAATGATCAATCAAAGGAAGTAGCTGTGGGTTATAGCCGCTGTTGATTCCGAAATTCGTGAAATTGTAAACCACCGTTGAAGATAGAACCTCTGTATCATCAACTAATGTAAACACGCCATCAATAAGATAGCCTTCTTTAATTGTGACGTTAAATGTTACAAGTCCATTATACTTGTAGTAACCATTGCTTGCCTCCAGTATGTTTGGATAAAACTGAGATCGAGCAGAATGGATACTAATGTTTTCATCCGCTATACCAAATGGCATTGGCACATTTCGAATGAAAGTCTTTGCGGGTTCTCGAAAGTCAAAAATCAAATAGCCATTTGGATTTGGTTGAACAACGAAGTCCGTAGCAATACCATTGGCGGTTACTTTTACTCCATACGAAAATCCTTCATTTCCTGAATTAGTGCTTGACGCCACTATGATGAGTGGTGTACTTATTGCTGAGTGAGCGTTTGGTTCTTGATGAATTGTTATCGCCATTCGATTGTATCTATTTTAATTTGTAAATCTTTCACTAATTGGTTGGTAAAATCTTCGCCCGCTGCCAGTAGTTCTTCTTCGATCGCATCCTTCATAAAGTGAATGCCTACAATCCCGCGTTTTCCTATGGCCTTGGCTATTGCGAATGCTGCCGACCTCAAACCTTCGGGAGTGGTTTTAACGAACCCTCCTTTCGGGCCGCGTAAACGAACGGGTTTTTCCTCCATCCAATCCATGATTTTTTTAACTGGCGGTGGCTTGGAGTTTGGCTTTCGACCCTCTTCAACAACGTCAGCATAATACTTCGCTTCACCGCTGGCACCGAACAATATCTCGGTTGAACGGGCTTTGTAATTTATGGTAAACGTCAATGAATTGTACAGCTTTCCGCTTGCGTACCTGTTGCGCATCTTGCCGTTGATCGAGCGTTTCACTTTTAAGTTAAAACGCGCCCGTTCTATTACCCGTTGTGCGAAATCTTCTATCATTGGTAAACAAGTGCTAGTTGAAGATGCTGCGCGGAGTTTGAGGCCCCTGTGTTTTGACGCTTGAACGACACCAAGTCACCTTGCGCAAAGGCTACGCTGCCTGTTGCCGTGTATGTACCAATAGCGCTATTTGCGGGGATGGTCAAAGTGAGTGCTGTGTCCACGCCATTTCGCTGTAACGTGTAGATGCAAGATACACCCGCAGGCATTGCGGTCCGAATACGAATCACAATAGCGGTGAATGTCATCGCGTGTTCAGCGGCCCATTGCGCGTTACCTTGGTTGGCGTCAACTTGACCAAGCGTGGTCATGAAATTGGTAGTGTTCGCGCTGATTAAGTGCGTCGTAAACGTCACCCTTACCACTTGACTGATTGCCACATTGCCCGTGCCTTCGAGTGAGTTTCCGTTCAATGTTTTGATCGGTCGCTTGGACTGGATCGACGCGGTGGTTTCGTCGCCTGTATTGGTGTTGGATGTTTGATTGACAACTGCCAACTGCGCGTCCGTCACAAATCGCTTATTCGTTGAATCGGTTATGTTGGCCGTGGTCGTTGTGTCCACATTCTGCACGTTACCCAATCCCACCTGCGCCTTGGTCGTTGCGTGCGGGTTGCTCGTGTTGTTGACGTGGTTCGTCAGATCGGTGGCGTTGGTCGCATCGCCATTCATCCTTGCTGTGGTTTCGGTCGCAAGGTTCGCAGCTACTTGGTTGATATTCGTCTGCAATGTTGCATCAGCGTTCGCCCTTGCTGTTGCCTCGGTTGATACCGACGTGATGATAGCATCCAAACGCGAAATCAAATCGGTTTGATCGTCGATATCTCCGCCGATCGATCCCCAGTCTGCACCGCCTCCACCACCGCCCGTTGCGCTTATTCGCACGCGGCCATCACCAAGGTCGGTAATTGTGATGTTGGTGCCGTTGACAAGATTGAGAACGTTTTGGATTACGTTGTTGGTGCTGTTCACTTTCAAAACAATGCCACCCGCACCCGAACCGCTGCCACCCGAACCACTACCTGCACCGGGTGAATAGGTAGCGGGAATATCGCACGCGTTCCACCCGTTTTGAACCGTTATCTGAATACCCGACAACGTGACGCCCGTAACCACCTGAGCGAAGCCTTCCATGAATGGATCGATCGTGTTGTTGTATTGAACGTCAACATCCTTTCCAAACAACACGTTACCTACTTTGATCTCGTACAACAAATCTTCGGCAAGTCGCACGCAATCGCTTATCACCTCTTTTTGATAGTCGCTTTCGTCCTCTTTGCTTCGTGGCTTGTCAAAGAATAAGATATCAAAAGTGAACTGCCGTTGACCGCGATCGAGCAACACTTGACCGGGAACAACGTGCATCGCGGGGTACTCTTTATCCTTGGGAAGGTCCACAAGTGAGATTTGCCCGTGCGAAAACGAGTTGATCATTTGGTGGCCCGTTGCGAATGCTCGAAACCTATCTATAACGACGTTGTAACTGACTTGCGCGATACTGCTCATATTGGTTGTGATCCATTAAGTAACTCATGTAAGTAAACACTTCCTCTGCTGCGATTGTGCTTATCTGCTCAAACTTCGTGAAGTCACGTCCGCTCACTGACATATAAACGTGCAGCCATCCCCACTTGGTCAAATCGAAGTCGTCGGGTGTGGGTTCTTCTCCTTCCTCAACTCGTTCGATACTTCCGTCAAAAATCTTCGGGAAGCGGTCAATAAGTCGGCTTCGTAGGTCGAAAAAAAAAGCAGCGCACCATTCACGTCAGCCATTGACATTGATAGGATGTCGGGAAGGTTCTCGGTGAGCATTTCTTCTTTGAACGGCTCCACTCGGTAGTTGTCGTTGATCGTGAAGGTCACGGGGCGAAAGAGCACGCACATCATTTTGGCAAGGTATTCCCAATCGTTCTGCTCGAAGGTGACGCGGTTGAAGTCGTCCAAGGTTACGTAATCCCCGAACGATATTCGCGTCGGGTTTGGAATGAATCCGTACTTGCGCCCGTTCAGATGGATAATCTTCTTGTGGCGCTGGCTTTCGTTTTCGATGACAAGGGAGAACGAATCAACGATGGTCCGAACGTCCTGCGCCTGTATCTTCATCACCTCATCCACCGGCACGCTCATCGCTGCGGCGCACTTCTGCGCATCGTTCTGCGCCTTTTGCCATTTGATGTACTGGCCAAGTGTGACCTGAGAAAAGGAAACGGGAATGGTGTAGACCTTGCCTTCGGTTTGCACCTTCTTGGTTCTCCAAGGCTTGGTGAGGACTTCGGTTATTCTTCTAAACATCGCTTAAAACTATTGTGACGGCACCACCATCGGCGCCTGTGATTTCTTGGCGGGTTACGTAACCACGACCCTTCGCTTGGGATTCTAGGTAGAACTTGATCGTTGACTTGCACGGGGCATCCCTTAACGTCTGAATGCCTGCCTCGGTCATTACCTCATATTCCGCACCTTCGATCAACTTTATCATTTGTTCTTCAACAAAGTCGGTGCGGTCCTCTCGGATAGACTGATAACACGATCGGTAATCGGGATCGTCACGCATCCAGTCGTCATGTTGGTAGCGCGTGATGCCCACGAGTTCGCACGCTGCCCTGACAATGCCGCGCGATTGCCTGAGTGCTTGGAGCATTTCGCCCTTTTTGCGTCCTAATTCGCCCAATATTGGTTTTTCAACTGATCCTCGTGCCATATCCCTCTAAGTGTTAACACCGCAATTTTCTTGGATTGCTATTTTTTGCCGATAATGCCCCTCAAAATAACGCTCCGAATGAACGTGCAGGTCTCCATCGGTGGTTTTGATTACCCATTCGCCAAACTCAATGGGCCAATAATTGCCCTTCACGCGCATGCCCATCACACCAGTCTTTGACTGCTGCACCTGCCCGCCTGTCAAGGTCCAAACCTCTTTGAAGTTTGTTTTTTTCCATTGAACGGCCTCGACTACTTGGCCCGTGGGTGTGTGGATGTAGGTCATGGCAGCGGGTTTTTCCAAACTTTGTCCTTGGTTTCGTCAACTACCTTCACAACTGACCAAAGTTCCCAAGCCGCTGCGATAGCGAACACCTTTCCAAGTGCAAGAATGTGTTTTTTAACGGCTGCCACCGATTCGAGTTGTTCGGAGATTTGCAAGATTTCGCCATTGCCGGCCACGAGTTGAACGCGGTAGCCCTTTACTTTTCGTGCCGATCCCTGACCTCTGAATGGTCGGGCGATGGAATCAACGATTTTGATGTGTGGTTTCTTCATTTATGTTTGATTTATTCGATTTCGATTTCTGCCGTTGCTGACAAAGATAGTTCAAGGAGTTCGTTGATGCAACTAGGGCAATTCGTGAGTTCTACGTTCTTTCCTGTCAGTTTTGAAAGGTAAAGTTTGAACATGATCGCTTTCTCCGAACCAAGTTCAAGCCTGCCCGTGCGTTTGAGTTCCAAGGCTATTGTTTTCAACCGCGCCAGTTCCTTGTGACCAAGGCCGAACGTGCCCCATTTTTCCGCAGGACACGATGCCCATGCAAGCTCCGTTTTTGCAGGCATGTAGCACCCGCATAACTTGATCGGTTTGCGATAGTGACGCACCACATTGCCCTTGACCTCAACCGCGTCAACTTCGCCCACCCTGTCCTTGAAGGCTTGGGTGATGAGTGTTCCGCAGGACTTGGTGGAATCCTTGAACCACTTGCACGCCTCGCAAATCTTCATTCGCTGCGCCTGGACTTCACTTGGTACTACTGCTCTAAATGCCATATATTTTCTTTCAATCTTTGTTTCGCTCTATGCAACTTTTGGCGGAGGTATTCGGGGTCCTCCCCTATCTCAACGGCCAACTGCTTAATCGTTCCCACATTCGCCAGTTCGTAACGGATCAAAGCGCGATCCCCATACGTCAGCGAACGCAAACCCGACTCAATCAACTGCATCTTTGCCTCCACTTCCATCGCGTCGCTGCCTTGGTCCACTAGGTCAATCTTCAACTCGACCATGCGGTAGCTTCTCCGCCTGTCGAGTGCCTTGTTCATTATCCCACGACACACGTACTTGTCAACTTCGCCCCTCTTGGACAATTCTTCAACCTTATCCCTGTAACGGGTGAGCAGTTTCTCCAATAGGTCGTTCAAAATATCCACCGCCTCATCATCGTTTGACAATTTCTTGGCAAATTTCAACCACTTTTTGTAATGGATATTTATTTGATTTTCAAAACTTTCCAAAATATCTTTGAAAAAAGTATAAAAAAAACTTGCTATAAAAGAAACTTGTTCTATATTTGTGCCGTTCAACAAATGTAACACAAAAAAATCATTATCACATGAAAAATTCAGAGAAAATCTTGCTCATCGAATCGATGCGCGACCAAGCCAAGGTTATGGTTCAGCACATGGTCAAAAAAATTGAAACTGCAAAGGCTAATGGCGAAAACACATTTACGCACGAAACCTCACTTGAATTATTTGAGCGCGATTACAAGGCCCTCAAATACGCCTGCAAAGCCCTGCAACTGCTCCAAGACCTTGTAAACGATCACGAAGATAACGAACAGGAGGTGGACAATGCTTAAGATTCAATCCACCACCACCATTGAGCAGCCCCCGTTTAACGACTGGGCCAAATACGTCCACTCGGTAATGTCACCCAAGGCCCCTGCTTACCGACACATGACCGAGGGCGAAAAGGAGTTCGCTGTTAAAACGATCCGTGAGGTAATGGCCCTGCGTTCAGCCGATGAGTGGCGTGAGATACTTCGATCTACTTACACCCACACCGAGTACATTCCAACGGGCTTCCTTACCTTGGAAATAATGGTGCGCCACGACAAAGAAATCGAAGATGATCGGTGGATTGATGATGTGACCATTTCAGCGCATTACATGTTCGTCGATCGGTTCAAAGAAAAGAAAAGTGTAACCAATTATGTAGTAATAGGATATGAGTAATTTAACCACAAAGGAATTTTTCGCGCAAGATTCCGTACAAAAGAAATTCCAAGAACTCCTTGGAAAGCGCGCACCGCAGTTCATTACATCGGTTCTGCAAATTGTGACCAACAACAACCTACTGGCCAAAGCAGATGCGGCAAGTATCTACAACTGCGCGGCTACTGCTGCCGTTCTTGACCTTCCCTTGAATAATTCCTTGGGCAAGGCTTGGATCGTGCCTTATTCGGGAAAAGCGCAGTTTCAAATCGGCTACAAAGGATTGATTGAACTTGCACAACGCACAGGGCAATACCTTCGCATTAACGTGGTGGAGGTGTATGAAAACCAGTTCAAATCGTGGAACGCATTAACCGAGGTCCTAGACGCTGAAATGAGCATCGTGGGCACGGGCAAGATCGTTGGCTATTGCGCCTACTTCAAAATGCTCAACGGCTTTGAAAAGTTCGACTATTGGCCCATTGAGAAAGTAGTTGCGCACGGCAAGCGTTTTTCCAAATCATTCAACACCGGCCCTTGGAAAGATGACTTCGATAAGATGGCCAAAAAGACCGTGCTCAAAAACACGCTATCCACTTGGGGCATGCTTTCGGTTGAAATGCAGACAGCGATGGTAGTTGACCAAGCGATCATAAAGAATGACACTGGCAGCGACGTTGAATACATCGACGTTACTGGCGCCGACATAGACAAAGAAGTGGAGCGTGCTCAACTGATGCTTGCTGACTGCACGACCATTGACGAGGTTAACAGCCTTCGCGGTCAGTTGTCGAAAGAGATCATCGACCAAATCGCAGGTGACATTGTGGACAAAATAGAAATGCTAGGAGGTGCCAATGAATAACGCCGACCAAATCAAATTCAGATGCTCCTCATTGGGGCATCTGATGACTGAACCGCGATCGAAGTCCGAGGCAATTTCGGAAACCACAAAAGCGCATCTTGCTGATGTGTATGTAAGCGAGGTTTATGGTCGCAAAACGGAAATCTTCAACAAGTACATCTCAAAAGGAAACCAAGTTGAGGAAGATTCCATTACTTTGTTTAGCCGCGTGAATAAGGAGTTCTTCACCAAGAATGAAAAGCACCTGTCCAACGACTACATCAAAGGCACACCCGACCTATTCCAAGGTGCATCGATTGACAATGCCGACAAGATAATCGACATCAAAAGTTCGTGGGATATCTTCACCTACTTCCGCACCCGTGGCAAGGACATGAACAAGCTGTACTACTGGCAATTGACTGGATATATGGCACTAACTGGCGCACAATCCGCAACGCTTGCCTATTGCCTCGTAGATACACCCGACACGCTTTTGAACGATGAGAAACGCAAACTACATTGGAAGATGGGATTGATCGATGATAATCACCCCGACTTCATTGAGGCCTGCGAAGAAATCGATAAACTTGGAAAGTACAACGACATCCCGTTAAAAGATCGCGTGTACACCATCCACGTTGAGCGAAATGAATCCGATATTAACCGAATCTACCAACGGGTCATGGAAGCCCGTGAATGGATGAATAACAACCTTTTCAAATGAAACACCCAATCCAACAACTCATCGACTTCCACTACGGAACTATCCAAGCGTTTGGAGACAAGATGAAAGTAAGCTACCCAACCGCATCGAAGTACTACCACAATCCGGAGACTATTCGTTACGGCATGCTTGTCAAAATCTGCAAGAAGGCCCGAAAGCCTATCCACGAGTTCTTGCAAAAAGGAATAGGGGGTGAACTATGAAGATCGAATCAGAATTAAAACAAAATCAACATCAAAATGGACAAGATAAGCAAACAAATAATGCAGATAACATTTGCGCAAATGCCAAATTCTTTTACATCACGTGAATTTGCGCAAGAATTGCGTAAAAATAACCTTGACAACAGCCTAATAGTTCAAGGGTATGGTGCGCAATACCTACACAAGCATGCGGTTCAAGATGGGTCGCGCCGCCGTTGGAAAAAGCTAGGCGTAGATATTGATTCTATTCAAGAAGCTATTGAACTGCTAAAGTCTCAGGGCTATAAGGTAATGCAACCAGTAACCGAATATCGAGAACTATGAAGATCGAGGACATCGACCCCAACACTCTGATCGCTGTCGGGGAGGTGGCTGTTTATGAAGCGCAGCTACCACGGGCCATGATGCTTTACTTCGATGGCAAGAAGTACATCGCGGTTTCAATGAATGACGCACACCTCTTGCATAAGGGAGGTGAACTGCCTGCGGGAATAGCTGACCACAATAAGATGGTGTTGATTATTAGCGTTGTGGAGCAGTACTTCGGGAGCAGCCGGGTGTGGATGAAGAAACGTCGCATCCGAAACTACGCAACGGCCCGCATGATAATGTTTTGGGCACTTCGAAACACGACAAGGTTTACACTGGGTCAGATGACCTCGGTAAACGGGATGGATTACAACCACTCCACTATCTTGCACGCGGTTAAGAAGATTGACGAACTCATCTCGGTCGAAGATGCTTTGATCGTTCCATGTGTTCGGCACTTATGCACTATCTTTGAACAGCAAGGGGATGGCCGACTTGCGAAGGTTTACAACAGGCTTACAAATCAAACAAACAAATAAATTCAAATCACATGAAAGAGTTAAATTCAGATTTTACAAATGCCAAGGTTGGCGATCCTGCTTACCACTTGGACGGACGTGTAGGGGAGATCAGGGAGATAAATAATGAAAATCGCTTTCCGATTCGTGTACGCCTAGATGGCACATTGTTTCATTATACGCTGGACGGAAAATGTGCCGTAATTGACAATCACCCATCGATCTTCACCCACCCCGTAGCCATCATCCACGCTGACGATCTTGAAAATATTGGAGGATTCAAAGAACGGGTGATGTGGGTGAGTAGTGATGGAAAAACATGGTATAGACGAGTTGTTTTTCATAAAAAAAATGGGCGTTTTTTTACTTGGGATTTTGCAGAAAGTATTGAAGGTGCCGAAAAAGTTTATCATTCATCGGACTGGAAATACGCCCGCGAAATCAACCACCGCGCTATTGAGATCAAAGAGCAGATCGAGGCACTTCAAAAGGAACTTGAAACCATTGAAAATTCGAAGTAGATTCACACCATGAAAAAGATCACCATTACCCTATTCGCCCTGGCGCTAATTTCGTCCTGTAAAAAGGAAAAGGAACCCGACACCTGCACCTGCGGACTTATCACCAATAAAACCGAAGATCAGTTCGGAAGGTACTACCTCACCATCGAATCGGAGTGCTCAGGTATTTCCAAGGTCGTTGAGGTGACATTGCCGGAATACTTCGACCACGAAATTTCACAAAGATTTTGCGCCGAAGGTATTGACCCGTGGTAATAATATCAATAAACAATTAAAATCAAAAATAAATTAATGAACAAATTAAAAGTAGAACCAATGGTGAAACATAGTAACCAAGTTCACACGACAACAGATTACTTTCTATTCAAGTCAATAGATGGCAACCGAAACAAAAACCTGCTCCACATCAATCGGTTGAAAAAGTCGATGGCAGAGAATTACCTATTCACGATCATTGTAGTAAATGAGAACTATGAGATCATTGATGGTCAACACCGCTTCGATGTTATTCAAGAACTCAATCTACCATTGCACTACGTCATGTGCCAAGGTTATGGATTGAATGAAGTCCACATCCTTAACCAAAACTCAAAGACTTGGACTTCGGACGATTATTTGGACGGATACTGCAAGTTAGGACTTGACAATTACATCAAATATAAAGAGTTCAAAGATACCTATGGCATAGGCCACTATGAATGTATGTGGCTTTTGAATGGTTCTCAGTTGGCCAATCCTACCCAGGTGTTTTTTAGTGGTGATTTTAAGATTAAAAACTACAACGGAGCGTGCAAAACTATCGAGAAGATTATGCTTGTCGCTCCATTTTATGAGGAATGGAAGCGTAGGTCTTTTATCTTGGCTATGTTGCAACTATTCAAGAACCCAAACTTTGAGTTCACCGAGTTTCTGCAAAAGTTGAAAGTACAACCTACTGCAATGACTAACTGCTCAACTACCAATCAGTACGTTTCTTTGATCGAAGAAATTTACAACTACCGCCGCCGCGAAAAGGTAAATTTGAGATATTGATTCTTACAATAAATTCGCTCTGAAAATTTGCTTTGTGTAGATTTTCGATGTATAATTGCGTGGTCAGAGTTACGGCTGACGAACATTTTAAGAACTTATTGAAAGTCCACTTCCTGAGTAGTTGCCGTAACCAACGAAAGGGAAAGTGGATTTTTTTATTGCAAAAAAAATGGCGAAAGACCCCGCATTTCTTTTTTACCACCAAGACTTTTTTACCGGTGTCTGCGATATGACCAATGAAGAAGTTGGCGCATACATTCGATGCCTTTGTGTGCAAGCGTCAAAAGGTGGCATTTCTGAAAAACATATGAAAAACATATGTAATTCACATGAAGTACATAACTCAGTCAAAAGCAAATTCATTTTCGACGCCGAGGCGAACATTTTTTTCAATGAGCGTTTGAAATCTGAAATTGAAAAACGCAAGAAATATTCTGAAAGCCGCTCTGCTAATAGGAAAAATAGCAATAAGAGTAAATCTCATATGAAAAACATATCAAAAACATATGTTGAACATATGGAAAATGAAGATGAAAATGAAAATGAAATAGAGAATGAAAAAGAAAAAGCACCCGCAAAAAAACCGATTGCTGAATGGATGGAACTTTTCCCATTCAAGAGCCAAGAAGCCATCAAAGCGATGGAGGACTACATAAGCCACCGGAAGCAACTTCGCGTTAAACCTTACACAGCCATTGGGCTAAAACAAGCCATGGCCGAATGGGATCGATGGGGCGAAGCGGTATTCATCGAAGCAGTGTACAATTCAATTAAAAACAACTGGCAGGGAATCTTCTTGCCACATAAAAACCAACCAACAAATGGAAACAACAATCAAAGAACAAATGGACGCATTGAACCTGCGCCCCACGGAGCCGACTTCGGTAAGTTCGGAGCATGAGATTTTGACCGAAGAAGAAAAACAGGCAATCCTTGCCCAAGCCACCCGCGCAAAAGAGGCCAAGATTCGTCTGCAGAACCACTGGCAGGCTGTCAAAGAGGCCCCGCTTACAATTCACGACATCAGTGCGCAGGATTTGTGGGATGAACTTTCAGAGGACCCAACCTTTCACGTTGACGAGACAAACAAAGAGGTGGTCAAGCGTGCGTGCCTGTACTTCGGGAATGATCCGGACTTTGAAACGCTCGATCCATCCTATTCGCTCAAAAAGGGATTGTTCCTGTTTGGTGGCGTAGGAATTGGAAAGACCTTCATCATGAATCGCTTTCGGCAATCTCAGGCCAAACACGCCTATCGTATGGCCGACTGCTCCGACATTGCGGCCCTTTTTGCAAAGGGAGGTGAAGATGCCATTGTAAAGTACTTCAAAGATTCTGAAATCCACGAGTTGAACCGGTACGGATTCACCAAGGCGGGATGGTGCTTCGATGATCTTGGTATTGAAAGCGATGGCCGCTATTTCGGAACGCAAAAGAACGTGATGGAAAGAATTTTGGAAGTCCGTTATCGTTCCGCAGTTCCTTTGACCACGCACATGATTAGCAACCTGACCGCACCACAGCTACGTGAGCGATATGGCGAACGGATCATTGATCGGATGAGCGAAATGTTCAACCTTATTACCTTTCCAAAAGAGGCCAAAAGCCGCAGACGCTAAAACACCAACCAAAAATGAACGATCTACTTAACATCTACGCAGGTTTATTCGGCTTCGTCGGCCTTGTGTTCGCTTTTACTTTCCTTGTGACTTTCATCGTGCGTAAGGTTTCGAGGTTGTGGAAGTGATTTCGTCGAGCCATAAGCCCATAATTCATCGAACAAATAGCGCGATACGTCGAATTTATTTGCATCGTGTATAAAAAATAATTTATATTTGTTGAAATTAAAATCAAAACACAATGATCAACTATTCAATCCCAAAGCCCCATCCGTTATGCGGATGCTTCATCAACATTCAAAACGAATCCGAATACAACCAAATGCGAGAGATTGCAGAGGGGTGTGGGTTCGAGGTAGAAGGATATCAAGATGATCCAGAGTTCGGATATGAATTTATCAACACCATGAGGTGTGTGGATTATGATAACATTGTAATGTCTGGCCAAGAAATCACCCTGTCCGAACTCCGTGAACTAGCGGAGTTATCAAAGATCAAACTACCTTGTGAAATGGAGGTAAGGCATCGTGAAGACTTATCTCCTGTAAAACAGTTTGTGATTGATTTTTATAAAGGGCAAGCGGTAATAAAAATTAATGATTTTGGTAATTTTTTAACCTACGCACATTTCCGCATTCCCAACAACCGCGCGGGTGAAATCAAAGCGAAGATCAAAGAGCATCAAGAGGCTATTGATAAGTTGAACAAAGAACTGGAGGGGATCAAATGAGTGAGTTAGAGCTTTACAAATTCATCAATGACAATTCCATTGAGTGGCACAGTCAAGACAATGAAGGTACGCCAGACATTGTAATTTTTCCACACGTCTTTCAGTTGGAAGCTTTTTGTAAACTGGTCAAAGACTACAATGCAGATGATGGCGGCCTTGTCATTCGTTTGCTTAACGGTTATGTTGCAATATGGATGAATGACCTTTGTGAATACTTTGGGATCGACATTGACAAGGTATTTGTAGGTGATGGTCAATAACCCAACAACCTTACAGTTCAATTCACCCGCGCCCCGTGCGCATAACAACTAAACGAAAATGGAAAAGAAACAAACGGCAGTCAATTGGTTATTTGATGAATTGCAAAAGGCCGAAAAAGACTACAAAAACGAAGTCATAGATGGCTTGGAATATACCGCACGAAAGTACAAAATTCGTGACCAAGCCAAGGCAATGGAGGAGCGGCAGCACGCAGACACATGGAACAATGCTATTAATGCGGTTGAAAAAGATAAATGGCAATCGTTTGAACAATACACAGTCCGCAAAGACAAAAACGGAAAAGAGATTTACGAGGGGGATGTTTTGGCTAAATCTCCCAAATCACAAATAATTTGGATAGTATATTGGCATAATTCGGGTCAAAAATTTACATCAAAACAAAAAGTTTGGACCGTGACAAATATTGATCCCAATGGTAATGAAATATGTGGTTGGGTTGATGGAGCATACAGTGATCACTCTATTGATGCATTACTGACTTACGATAACATGGTCATCGGCAACATTTACGATAACCCCGAACTACTTTCGCAAGATGCCCAAGTGTAAAATCTGCAAACACAAGTTCACGGCCTCCAGTTCATTGAAGCCAACGTGCGACAGCTACGATTGCAAGGTTGCCTATGCTTTGAAAGTAGCAGAAAAGAACAAGGCGGCAAGGGAACGGAAGGAAAAGAAGGAGCATAGGGAATGGAAAGCCAGCACCAAGGAAAAGTTGATGACGCTTTCGGACTACATTCAGATTTGTCAAAAGGTCTTTAACACCTATATTCGCATGAGGGATAAGGATAAGCCGTGTATAAGTTCGGGCAGACCATTGAAAGGCAAGTACGATGCTGGTCACTACTATTCTACGGGCGCATATCCGAACCTACGATTTCATGAGGATAACGTGCATGGTCAAAGTGTACATGATAACAGAGATTTGCACGGCAATTTGATAGCCTACCGCGAGGGGTTGATAAAGAGGATCGGAATGGAGCGATTTGAGGCGATAGAGGCACTTAAACAAGTTTCTAGGCACTACACCATTCCCGAAGTAAAAGAGTTGATTAAAAAATATCGAAACAAAATAAAGGAGTTACAATGAAAGAAGAACAAAAACCCGCCTTGCAGCGAACCGATACTATGGGTATTCCTAATGAGTCAGAGCCTGTCTTAGCCCTGATTACCCATCAAAATGATTTGGGTAAAAATGAATGGTATGAAGTAGTTTGCTTCTTTCAGAAATGGAAGTCCTATGCAGGTAGCAAAACCTTTGAAGATGGAGAACAAGTTGTCAAGTGGAAGTATGTCAAGGATTGCCTATAACTTGTAAATACACCCACAACATCACATCACTCATTCACCCGCCCTTCGCGGGTAAAACACGAAAACAAATGGAAGAACCAACCTATGAAGAAATGATTGCTATTCACTCCCATCTTCACCTCACGGCTGGCTCAAGAAAAAAAGATATACAAATGAATGAACCAATCTACGATCAAATACTAAAAGGAAAGATTGACCACTACGGGGAAACAAAAGCAGCGTATCAATTTGCTGCGGAAGAATATGCGAGACAATGGTTTGTGTGGATGTCGCAACAAATGGAACGCCTACAATGTATGAAATCACCAACGAATAAAGACGTGATCGTTATTTACCCCGACCTTCGTCTTACGGCTCAACAATTAAAAATCGGTCAAGGCCAGTAAACCTGCAGTCAAGGTGCAACCACGTTGGGGTCATGGATAAAGATTCGATGGTCGTTATGATTTGGTTTTCGATCAAGTAATCTTCGTGCGCCTTGACAATGGCAAAGACCTCACGCGGGGTCATTCCCGAAACCTTTATGTCTATGGCCCGCCCGAACTTGTGTTGGCTCATTGAAGCACCGGTGCGTGTATCAAATCTTCGAAGCCCACTTTCTTTGAAACGGCCTTTGGTTGCCCAGTTGTTTATGGTCACAGGGCGCCCCGTTTTTTCACGAACGAACTGCGCTGCAAGTATTACCCTGTGATCAATGAATTGGATCGATCTTTCGCCCCATTTCGCGTAAATTACGGGGTCGATAAATTCGTCGAGGTAGAAGTGTTCAGATACTTGGATGCGTTTCATTTCATTTTTGAAATCGTTTCGTCTTTTTGTCGGCTTCCACGCGATGATCCAAAATAATATTGGTAGATCGAATTGGCACCGCTGACTACCACCCCACCTAGAAGCATGTCGAAGATTCGCATGTTTTGTTCCGGCACGGTCTTAAACGCTAAAAACACAAGCATGAGTAAAAGCGTGGTCATGTTAAAGATAACCAAACCACCTTGAACCCAATCGCGCTTTCCGCCCGTGGCTTTCAAGTATTCAACCTCCCGTGAACGTGCCGACTGCTTATCTTCGACTTCGATTTTGAAGGCTTCCAGTTCCATTCGGTGGAGTTCCATTTCAAACTCCATTCGCTTCATCTCAAATTCTTCGGCAAGTGCTGCAATTTTCGCATCTTCGTCACGGCGGCGATTAAGTAGATCACCAACCTTTTCGATCGCTTCTATGCCCGTCACATCACCCACAATGGAAACCGCGTCACCGATGACTGGCTGTACTTTTTCTTTGAGAAACTGCCAAAATTTGCCCTTCTTTTTGTCGCTCATTACTTTGTAGGGTTAATGATCTTGTGCAGAATAGCTTTGTAATGCGTGGTTAGGTAGATCATGATTTTTTCACCAAATAAGGTGGCAAGAGGTACCAGCCATTTGCCTTGGTTGTCCATTTGGTTGTTGGAGCAATACACGGCTGTGAGGTAGCCAAAAAACACACTGATGCCAACGATACCTAACCATTGGAGCATGTTCAATTTTCTTTTCATAAGAATTTCGGTTGATATTTTAGCTACCACACCCACCGCGATGGCCGCGATAAATGCGCTACTTTTTGTAATGAATGCCGAAAGTTCAGTTGTAAATTCATTCATAAATTTTGAAGGTGGCGTAAATAGTAATAATCAGCAGGAGTATAAGTTCGTTCAACCCGTACAATAGCGGGTCAAAGAACAACTCATCGATCAGGTTGTTGAGCGCAATCAACAAACAGCCGAATAGAATATGTTTTATGGCACCTTTGGCTTCTAACCAAAAGGCACCAATAAACATGATCTTGGAAACCGCATCGCACAGCATCCAAGTGTTGGTGGCTTTTATGTCGTCGGGAATAAGCACGAGCATTTGACTGCCTACGACCGATGTAGCCATACTAAACAATACAAGTGCCAGTGCAGTCCGAACTCTCATTTTCTACGCTTGATGTTTTTCGGACGCGGCCCAACGATCAAATCAAAGATGATGTTGTTATCATCTTGGATGTAAACCGATTCGTCGATCTTCACATCCTCATCTTCGGTGAACTCCACAGCCTCAACGTCCACGTTTGGTTTATTGCGCGATGGCAACTGGATAACAGGCTCTTTCGCCACGTGATTGCCAAGGCGGAAGTATTCGTTACCGAAAGCGTCCACTACGATGCACGCATTGTCATTTTTTTGTGCTTGAATTGTTCTCATTCTCTTTTGAAAGTTTTATTATGCGGTTGATTTTCTGCGCTAAGATACGATCCTTTAGCTTGTAATTGGGTTTTTTGCTCATTTCAAAAACCTCCTATAATTTGGAAGGTTATCGCGGTGCATTTCGTGATTGTTACCCGTGAACTCAAACATGTTGAGGGCCTTGCGTGTTGGCGAAATATCCGACCCGCTGTTGGTTGAGTATTCGGGGAATAGATTTGAGTTGTGGCACAAGTAATCTTTGAGCCGGCCATCGTAATACCGAGCGTTACCCTTCGCCTGCTCGACAAGCGCGTTCATTTCGCTAAGTCCTGCGGAGGTGGTGTTCTCCGAGTTGTGCTGGGCAATCGATCCGTTGTCAATCTTGTAATTGAGCGATGGGAGCATTTCTTGGTAAGCAAACCAACACAATGCAGGCCGCACGTATTCGTCACGAAGTAGCAAGTAATTGCCCGACACGCCAGCGCCATCGTTCTTTAATTTGTTGAGCAGGTCGGTTCCCAGCGCAGGCTCGATGTATTTATCCTGAGCCAAACGAATGAATGGGAATATTTTTGCCGATTCCACCGAATCATTGGTCGGTGTGTTTTGGTAAATGTAGTCCGCTGATATGAGTAGTACTTCCGCCATTATTCTTGTGGGTTTTTATAGCCGTTATTTGGCATGTCAATAGGTCGTGTCGATGCTTTTCTCCAGTACTGCGAATCCTTGAAATCAAAGCCTGCTTTATTCGCTTGGGATTGACTGATTCGCTCGTCGTTTTTCAAACCTTCATTCTTCAATATCTTACCTTTCGCGTCACGCTTTCGGCGGTAAACTTTTCGTGACCAAAAATGATGGCAGTTCGCTCCGCCTTTGTAAAGGAAAATGGAATAAGTGGATTCGCCCGCAGGGGCAAAACCTCCATTCACGCCCTCATTGCCCATGCGAATGATATCCTCATACCGATACACGACGCCCGCGCTTGCGGCTTCCGCCATTGCCTTGCAAAATCTTCGTGAGTTGTCGCTGAATTTGGTCGGATAACCATAACGCACCTTGTAAATACCTCCATCCATTTCGCTTTTCGCGTCGGGGTTGGCGTATGCCCTGTACATTTCAACGGCACCTTGGTTCTTCGCTGCAATTTCCTTTTGGATTTGTTCTTCGGTTTCAACGTCTCCCGCCTCTCCGCTTAGTTCATCGTCTAGTTCCCATTCATCTTCGTCAATGGTTTCACCGCGCTCATACAAGTGGTTCAACCATGCGTCCTCATCATCATCGGTCATGTCGTGTTTTGATAATTGCGTTGCAGGCTTCTCAACGGGTTTTGGATCGTCAATGAAGTAGCTATTTGGTGTGACTTGGAAAGTATAGATTTCGGTCGCTTCCGACAATACATCAAGTGCTTTTTTGCGATACACCTCGATCACGTTTTCGGTGAAGATTTTGAAACCTTGCTTTAGTTCATCGGTGTTGGATGAGAACCCTGTTCCCTCGCCACGAATACCGAAGATAAGCGGTGTTGTGACAAGATGCCCCACCATTATTTTCTCCGTTGCCTGACGCGAAAGGGATTCGTACATTTTATCAGCATCGGTAAGCCCGAATGATTCAATCGTTGGGGGTGTTGAGCCTGCTTCGTTGAATAAAAGCATGATCTGACCCGCATTCTCCGCACCCGTTTGCTTATTAAAGTACGATTGCATTTGTTGCTTATCAACGGGGTCAGGTTCTCCGTTGAATAGCGATATAATGGTCGAGGGGAAAAAGCCGTTCATCACATTGCTGACGTGGAACTGCGAAATCTTGCGATCAAGTTCGATGTAATTGATGGCAGACTGATACGATGGCTCAGGATATAGGCTGCTCGTGGTTTCGTCGGCAAACGAAATAACAACATCGGATGCGTTTTCGCTGTCCTTTTTTGCGATCGGAATGGGCCTTGGTTTGTTGATCTTTTTATTGGCTTGGCTCCAGTCGCGTGAGTAGTAAACCCCGCAGATATTGAACTCATCGTCCACCCACAAGCGGCAATTTTCAAAAGGCAAGTGCTCAATACGGGCAATGCCTTGGCGGTCGAGTGTTTTGATACGCTCGATGTAGAACCCTCCGTACATTTCGATGTCGTTGCAAATTGATCTCCACACCCTGTCAACCCTCAACACCTTCATCTTGCCTTGGTCAATAACGCTTGTGGCGGTTATCGATTTGCCCGCTATCATGTCGGCAATACCTTTGATTAGCGCACCATGAACGGGTGAAGTTTTTGCAAGACTTTTCAAGTACTGCGGGTAAAGGTTGTCCGATCCATAAGACAGCCATCCCTTGCGGTCGTAGTTCTCAACTGCTGCCACGGGTTGGTACTGGGCAAGCATGACCTGCATTGCTTTGTTTCCTTGGCCCTCTATTTTATTTTGTGCGCTCATTAATCTAGTGTGATAAATTCGTTTTGTCCTGCGATTGGTGCAAATGTGCTATCAGGATTTCGGATAATCAAAGTGCCTTTTTCCACAAGCCCAACAACCGACGAATGATTCGGATTGATGTTGGTGGATGAATTTTGGCCGTATATGTAGTATTGGTATTCTCCCGAATTGGTAAGTCCTTCGGTTGTCATTGTGACCTCCGTTGCGCGTTGGTTCTCATTCACAACATCGAGTACTTGTGCCAGTGCGATTTCAGCCTGTTGGACCGTTCCATCACCAAAACAAAGCACGCACAAGTAATGCGTGAAGGTGGTAGAAAAGTACTGCCGACCCTCATCAAGTGTGAAGTAAGCTGTTTGATCCGCTTGATCGAAATTGAGATAAACCATGTCGTGTCAAATTTAAGAAAAAAGGTGGGCAATTACCCACCCTCTTTTCAAACAAAATAAACCAAATCACATTAGTATGAAGGGCTAACTTCAACTGCTGCGAAGTTGTCAAATGGATTCGTTGTGAATGCTGCGAAAGCATACGCTGGTTTGGTTGTCATTGCTGTGAATGTCAACTTCGATCCTGTGAAGTCACTGAGGACCGCACCGCGATCGTGTGAACCGCCTGTTACTTCAGCTCCGTTGTCGTAGCCCATGAGCCACAAGTTCTCATTGCTGTCACGTACCGCAATCAAAAGGCGGCGATTGCGTGCGAGCAAAATCAACTCTTTTCTCCAAGTGTTTGAAAACCCGTTCAAAGAGATATTCAACTCCTGAGAATAGGCAATACCACCTTCTTCGTTCGCCTCGATGGTCTCGATAAAGGTGTTGCCTGCACCGGGCTTCAAATCGTAGCGAAACGCCTGAAACGTGTCTGCTGATCCTGCAATTGCTGTGATGTTGTCGTTGGTGCCATCGATAGTCAACGCTCCTTTGAAGTCGTAGAACTGATTTGAGCCGATGAACAATACTTCTTTGACGCCACCTGAGTACTCTTTACAAGGAAGCTCTCGTCCTGCTGTTAAAATACATGCCATTTTATTTTCGTGTTTTTAGAAAAAACGCCACCACAATCGGATGGCGTTTTCTCGGTTATTGTCAAAGTTGGGTTAGACCGTGTAGAACGCGATTTCGTTACCACGTCCGTACTGAACTGCTCCGAAGAAGTCAGCAGAGTAACGAACCACTTTGTCGCCTGTCACGTTCTGCATGTCGAGCAACTGAATGTTGTTCATGTCGCTTGTTTTGTTGGTACCGAACCACAAGTTAGATGCTTGTGCAAACACCATTGTGTTGTCGCTCATACCGGGACATTCAACGATATCGTACTGACCGATCCAAGTCATTGACACAGGGCCACCTGCTTGGAAGAAAGTGCCGTTACCAAGTGTTGCCTGAGCATTGCGGTAGGCTTCGGCCACGTTGGATGCAACGTACAACTTTGGCTTCTCAGAGGCACGACGCACGCGAACAGGAAGTGTCGCAACAGTCTTTGCAATTTCGGCCACAACATTGGATGCGGTGATCGCAGCAGGCGAAGCAACGTCAAGCACGGTTGAATCGGCAGTAAACAATGTTTCAAAACCATCGTAAGCACCTGCGCCCGCAGCACCTTGCCAAATCATGGTTTCGTTGATTGCTCCGATGTTGCCTGCCATTGTAGCGACAAGTGCCTCAGATACTGAACCAATGTTGCCGTTTTGAGCAGCCAACGCTTCCCAGTCTTGGTAGAACGTCACCTTACACAACTCGCGTTGCATCGCAAGGTCAACAAGCGTCAACGTGCGCTCATCCAAATCAACGGTGCCCGTTGGAGTGAATGAACATGTTTGGTCCGCGAAAGTGGTTGCGTTGTCGGTGATTCGACGAACTTTCAATTTGCCTGGCACGTTCTCCTTTACGGTGATGTGCTGCAAAGTTTCTCCTGCAAGGAATGCCTTGAGGTTCCATTCACCGGCTACTTCGCCAGCGTATGTAGTTGTTAAATTGGTAGTAGTTGCCATTTCTTTTTGTTACTTTTTTGTTGTTAGTTTTGGTTCAACACACGCTCCACGTAGGTCATGCGTGAGAAATCTTTTGGTTGCTTTTCTTTTTCCTTTTTGAGTTCAACAG